CAGAGCATGTTTAAAATTTGGAATTGGTCGATCATCGATTCTAGGGTGGTCGTAGAGAAGTACATTGTTAACAGACTCCACCCAAACAAATGGATCATCACCCTCAACCGTAGTGACGTACCCTGATTCCTCCCACATTTGTATGAGTTCTCGAAAAGTATCATCTCTACGATGCTTGTTGGTGTATATTAATTTCATTTCACATGAGATCGGACAGATTGCATCAACTGAATTTTAGTTCCAACCCCAGTAACATAATTTGCATGGTGCATACGAATACTCGTTGGAACATTTAGTTTTGTAGATTCTTCCCACAATCCACAATTCGTGTCTCTCCATACACTGTAATAATCACTATTTAATAAGTCTGATTTTACTCTGTCTGAAAAATGGTTTTGTAGTAAAAAGTTTAATGCTAGTTGATCATTACCAGAGAAACCACTAATCACCATGTTTTTGACATTGGTAAAAAGTTCTTTCATAGTTTCGCTTGGTCTACACATAAAAAATCCAGCACACATGGTTTGCACACCACCCAACCATCCGTCATCCTGACCCAGAATATCTAAGTCTTTTTCATCCATGATTTTTGACATGTCATCAGATACTTTATCAAAAAACTGAATGTCACAATCTGCATGTATAAATGGCTTATTATTTGTAATACACTCAAGGATGTAATCGACTTTCTTAATCATAGTCTTATTCCATCCATCGTCCATGAATGACCCAGTGGAACACTCTTGATCAAATTTTTCGACATGAACTTCTTCTGATTTATCAACAGTTTTCATAAACCAGTCATCTAACAACTCTTGGTGGGTATCAGTATAAAATGTGTAGATCATAATTAAACTCCGAAGTTTTCATTCATTCTACGAACAAAAACTTGTTTGTCAATAGCGTACATTTCAGCATTTTCATTTCTTGCGTGTAATTCATCAAATGGTTCAGATGTCCATTCATGTCTTGCAATACACTGTTGACTCATCGCATATTTTTTCAATGCAAGTAGATGCTGAGTCATATCGTTATCACAAAATACAGAGGTATAGTCTGGATGATAAATGTATCCGCAAGACTCATAGAACTTCCACCCGATACAAGGGAGTGTCATTAATAAGTCACCACCGCCTCGAAGACCATCGTGATATTTTATACCCCCATCAAACTCAGGAAAAGCACCACTAAAGTCTCGAAATATAACCTCGTCATAGTTATCTGTGTTAAGAGCCATATCGTCTGAAATAAGAAGTAAAACATCAAAAGTTTCACCATCCATGTCAGCGTTACATGCTTGAACTTTAGTTTTTGATTCTCCATAATGATACACCAGATCAATTCCACTACTGATTAATTCGTTGAGATATTTTTTAATCTCGTCATTATTCATAGTTTCATCATCAGCATCCATACTGATAACAAATCTTACTTCGTGTTTACCAGATATTTTACTCGTATAATCATCCAGAGCCTTTTTAAATTTCTCTGGTCTGTTCCGCGATGGGAACTTCACTAATAATTTAGACATCACTATCTCCTACCAATATGGTATTTAGGAATTAACTCCCATTCATCCTTATCCTTATATGATAATATTTTTAGTTGATTTAATCCTACACGGGGCTCATCAATATCATCATCAACAATCTTCAATAGTCCCCATTCCTCAAGAAGTGCAGTTATTGTATTTCTTCTACCTAAATCGGTGTCATCCATGTCAGCCTTTAGTCCATCAAGAAGAAATAACTCCTTGAAATGCATGATTGCATATCTGCCTTTCTTATGAAGAATATGACACGATTGATATAGTTTTTTATCCTTACGGGATGAAATACCAATTCTGGTTAGCGTTTCTTTTACTTTTAAAAAGTTGTCATCAGAATCAAGTTCTATTTCAACACCAAGACCTTCAAAAATATCATCGTCACTCATAAATATCCTCTTTTTTCATAGGTATTTATGATTTATGATTTTTTGTACCTCCCTCACTCATAAACTCTCGAATCTCATCAATCTGTTGCTTATCAAGTATCTGTAAAGCCTCTTCTGCTTTTCTATTGTTATAACCAAAGTATTTCTTGATTAGTTCCAGATCCTTATGTTTGTCGTCTTTCGCCCATTTACTGAACCGTTTACGCTTTCTTATGGAGTGCATGAGATACTCATACTGCACCCTATTATCAAGGTGGTGGTGAACATTCATCTCATTCGCAAAAAAGATTGTGTCGGGAAAGTAAGACAGACATCGATTTACGACAAACGCAGGATATTTTTTACTCGCTAATTCGGGATCACCGATAAACAGATTCTCCTTCGAGTAATTAATCGAGTTGAGATAATCTCCTAGTTTCAATCAAACCACCCTACAACATTTTCTCGCTTGATAATATCGAATTCTTTCGAAACACCAAGACGGCTACGAACATCATAGACAATGGTGCTTCCAACTTCATATGGAACACTTGGAATCTCACCGTTGGGTAAAGGATTCCCAGAACCCATTGAGATAATTTTTGTCTCAACATAACTACTGTCAATCATTTGACTTTTCTTGATAATGATACCAGCATCAGTAGTTTCTTCTTCATTGTAATCGACTTTTTCTACAAAGAGATAGTCTCCGCACGCATGTAATTTACTCATTTGAAATTAGCCTCCATCATAATTTGAACCAAACACGCTGTCATATTTATCTCAGCATCAGCAACAAAAGCAGCCTTATGCTGATAATCAGCAAGAATTAAAATAACAAGTGGGATTGAGTCTGCTGAAATATATTCATACATCGAATCATAAATTTTTCGGAACAACTCAGTCTGATCGTTATCAATATTTGCAACGACCCACTTACGAACACCGCTGAAGTCTTTCTTCTTCATACATCCCATTAGATCCTTGACGTTGACCTCTCCGATTTGTGAGAGAATACCAACATCGATTGTTCCAGACACGGAGTATCGTTGAAGTTCGTTCAACACCCTGCGAAAGTCTGGGAAGTATTTCAATATCAGTCGAACCAAAACTTTCTCATCATACTCTACTTGCTCTCGATCCAAGATCGTTTTGATGCGATCAAGGAATTCAGATGCAAGTTGAGGCTTCTCTGCTGATGGAATACCAAACTCGATGTTTGTGCATCGGGAATGAATCGGTTGAATGATTCGATTCTTGTAATTACAAGTTAGTATAAAACGACAATTATGAGCAAATTCCTCAATCGCTCCTCGGAGAGCAGGCTGAATACTCTGTGCATTAGAATAATCAAATTCATCTAGGATACAGACCTTTTTGTTCCCATCCAGAGATACAGAACTTGCAAACTCACGAATAGTTGTTCGCAGTGTGTCGATGTTTCCATTCTCCGAACAGTTGATGATGATGCTGTCACATCCCAACTCATTACAAAGGGCGCGTGCGATTGTGGTTTTACCCACACCTGCACCACCGCTCAAAAGAAGGTTTTGAGGTTCACCCGACTCCACCATGTCCTGAAAGGTCGTTTTGATGGAGTCGGGAAGAATACACTCACTGATATTCTGAGGTCGATACTTTTCAACCCACAGATGATTATTTGGAGTATGTTGAGTCATGTTCAAGTGCAATATAGTATTTGATGTCCATAGAAGTGTGAGAGAAACGAGTCACGGTTGATTCGCAGATGTCAATCTTATAATCACCCGAAAGAAGTTTCAAGTTTTCAATCTTGAGATAGAAGCAGAACGATGCGTTTGTATCATTCTGACCCACGACAATTGTATAACTGTTTGTAGTGGGAGTCTTCTTGTCCAAGACCACGAGTTCAATCTCTCCGTTATCGTTTGACTGAATGCAAAGATCAGACAATTGCAAGACAGCGGCGGAGCGTTGGATATTATCGAAAACTGATTGCTTGAGAATGAAAGACACCACTGCTTCAGGCATCTTCACTTCACGATCAAGCACCGTGAGCAGTCTTGGTTCCGAATAGTAATACGAAACTTTTGCTCCAGTCTCAGAAATAATCTCCATAGACTTTTCGCCGAAAGAAAACTCTGGATCTTCAAACAAACTAATGGTTCCAAGCAACTTACTCAGATCCCAAATACCAAATTGTGTTGCGAAGTTTTCCTCTACCACCGCTTCGCAGACGATGTTCTTTGCGGGAGAGATTGTGGTAATCTTGTTACCAGGCTTTACCAGCAAGTTAGAGTTGATACTTGAAAAGTTTTTCAAGATCGAGAGTGTATCTCTCGATAGGTTTGTGTTAGACATTTTTATCCTTCCATATATTCATCAAAATCAGTAGGATCAATAAATCCCTTTGATAAGTCATTCATAAACTGTCTATCAGAGTGACGAGACTTTCTGTTTTGGTGTTTCTTAGTATTTTTTGTTTTGAATAGTCTCTCTTGAGGTTCACTCTTTTTTATTTTGTACTCTTCTTTTTTCTTTTTCATCGTGTCTTAAAAATCTCCTATGTTAGACATGAGGTTGCTAAGTTTACTACGAACAAAATAGTTTAGCAACCCTTTACGATCTGGTACTTCGTAATTTTCATACTGATCAATAACAAAGTCCTCAAATCTATCAGGGATCTTTGTCATATCGATTAGAATTTGGTTCCGCTTAAAATTTTCACTCCACTCTGATGAACCATGATCTTCTCCGATCATGCTCTGTATCTTTTTCGCTCCACATGGTTTTTGTCGTTTACCATCGACTACAAAGGTATCAGAGTCCGACAGAACGTTTGGTATTCCGTCCGAAACATCACCCTTGATAATATGCTCCAGTAAAAAATGTTGTGGATCGAAACATTCAACAAATTTCTTTTGCATGGGTGAGTATTGACTTACGTTTTCATACCTTTGCAGTTGTTGAAAATCTTTATCATTAGATACGATCAGAATCTTTTCATTTGCATGATATTTTTTACAAAGAATAGCAATAATGTCATCAGCCTCAAGTCGAGGAACTTGGAGATTGATGTATGGTAATTCACTTCGTACCTCTTGACGTATGATATTCATAATCTCATAAACTCGGTCGAAGTCAATGTCTGATTTCTTTTGTTGCTTTTTTCGTGATGCTTTGTAGTGAGGGAAAAAATCTTTTCTCCAGCAATTACCAGTATCATCGCAGATGACTATCTCACCATA